TAGCATTACCTATAAGAAATTTAGTGGCTATTGTAGCAGCGGTAGCTTTAGGGGTGTGGGCTTATTTTGGAGTTATTGAAAGACTCAATAATCTTGAAACTAAAAATAAATTATTTGAACAAGACTTATTAGAAGCATCTAAACAAAAACCTATTGACCAAGAGCAGTTTATGTTAATCGAATACTTAACGAAACAAGTAGAGAAACACGCTAAATTATTAGAAGAAAATATTCACACAGGTGTGATGCTAAAACAATTTGATAAAGAAATTGAAAGATTAAAAAAAGATGTAGAGCGATTAAAAGATGCTACACGAGATATTAAATTTGCAAACGGAAATGGAAATGGTAAGCATTAATGATAGAAATGGTTGTAGCTTTATGTTTATTTTTAAACGATACCATGATAGAACATTCGCACAAAGAATCATTATCTGAATGTTTAGAGACAAAAAGAAAAATAGAACGTAATACAGATAGTGGTAATTCACATGTACAATGTTCTGTAGTTAAAGCAAAAGTATATGTGGATCAACATGGAATTAAAAGAATACAGGAAATTCAAAAACACTAATGAATGTAAATCCAAAATACAGTATACCCATTATCTGGATTATTATTATTTTTTGCGTATTACTACTAACTAGTTGTGTTACTAAAGAAGAAAAACGTCCTAACTATTTTGATAATATTGCAGAACAATTATCTAAATTAAAACTATGAGAAACTGCATTTACTGGGTATGTAAAGGCTTTTGCCTATTGTTAAAAGATTGTAAATGTAATAAGCTAAACCATAATGAAATTATCAGCAAACTTTCAGTTAAGTGAACTAGTTAAATCACAAACAGCTGAAAGAAAAGGTATACCTAATAATCCTTCTCCTACTCAAATCGATAATCTTAAAGCGTTGTGCATAAATATATTACAACCCATTCGTTCTCATTTTGATTCTCCTGTTCTTATATCCTCTGGATATCGATCTGCAGAACTGTGTCTTGCTATTGGTTCTAGTATTCATTCACAGCATATTGAAGGTAAAGCGGCAGATATAGAAGTAGTAGGTGTTGATAATAAAGAACTAGCACAATGGATTAAAGATAATTTAGAGTATGATCAATTAATTTTAGAATTTTATAAAAATGGAGAGCCTGATAGTGGCTGGGTTCATGTTTCATGGAATGGTAGCGATAATAGAAATCAATCCTTGCATGCATTTAAAGAAAATGATAAAACAAAGTATAAACCATGGTAATATCAAGAGCACAACTTCCGAAAGAAATTGAAGGCAAACTAAGGGGTGCTAGAAAAGGGAACAATGATAAGAGGAGACAGCTCCGATTACGATCTACTAGAAAAATGGGCAAAAGAGTTACCCAAGGACAATAAAGAATACATACTAAGTTGTGAAATAGGAGTCAGAGAAGGACTCGGTTCTAAAATTATTTTAGATAATTTAAAACCTAATAAACATATAGGCATCGATCCTTATGGTAATTTAAACTATCAGCATTACGACCATACAGGCGCGTACACCTGTGACTATACAGAGGAAATGAGAACTCAATTATTAAAAGATATGGCCGAATATAATAATTTCACATTATTCCATATGAAAGACACAGACTATATGAACTGTTTTGCAACGATGCCTGATGTATATGATTTTGTACATTTTGACGGTCCTCATATGACTAAAGATGTAATAACCGAAGCAGTATGGTTTGCTAACAGATCTAGACTAAAATCTAGATTTGTATTTGATGATTATACTAAATATAACATGGATTTAATTTCTAATGCATTAGCTCATTATGGATTTAAAATAGTTCAATGCGGAAATAATAAAATATGCCTAGAGAAACAGACCACCTAATTACATTATCCACTTATCAAAAACATTGGGTGCATACCAGACCTTATGGTCATGATATAGTAATCTGGTCAGATACAGGTAAAACTACTATACAATGTATATGGCCAGATAAAAGGAGAAGTAAAGATGGAAGAGTTGAACAAAAAAAGCAATCCAATAGCAAAAACACTACGGACTAGACGATTTAAGCCAAAAGTGGTATCTTCAAAAAAGATTTATAACCGTAAAAAGGATAAAACAATATGGAAATAATAAAAAAAATAGCTTGTGCATTACTTAATGCAGTTAAATGGATAATTTGTAAATTGTTTAAAATTATTCCTTGTAAATGTAGCCATGACTGTAATTGTAAGAAGGAGAATAAATAATGAAAAAAACAAAAATGAATTATAAAAAAGGTGGAAAAGTTAAAAAAGGTTATCACATGATGCCAGATGGTAAAATGATGAAAGGAAAAAAACACAAAGGTAAAAAGTAATGATGAAAGGTTATCACAAAACAAAAAAAGGAACCATGGCTAAAAAAGGTCTTTGGTATAATATCCAACAAAAGAAAAAACGAATTGCAGCAGGTAGTGGAGAAAAAATGAGAAAGCCTGGAACGAAAGGCGCTCCAACAGCTAAAGCTATTAAAAGAAGCCAGGGGAAAAAATAATGCCTAAAGATTTAAAAGAAGAAATGAAAAAATTGAGAGACAGAGCTTATGAAAAAAGCATGAAGAAAAAAGGAGTTAGAAAATTCGGCGACGACGAATATTTTATTCCTGTTAAATTACCTGGAATGAAAAAAGGTGGTTTATCACATGGAGATGTAGGAGGAGCTTTTGGAAAAGTTTATAAAGGTAAAGCAAAAGACTACAAGTCTGTAGTACCTATTACTCCCCCAGCGCCAAAACCAGAACCTGATAAAAAGAAACATGGAGGACAAATGAAACAAAAACCAAAAAAATATTTTATGGGAGCATTAGCAATTGGAGCTTTAGGAGCATTAGCTGCTAAAAAACTTTTTGACGGTAAAAAGAAGGATACTTCTTCTGTAATGAGTCAAATTACAGATCCTACCAATCCTACTAAAGTTGTAGAACAGAAAAAAATGGGAGGTCTTACTGGAGGTCGTAAAAAACTAGATGTAAATAAAGACGGAAAGATTTCTGGAGAAGACTTTAAAATATTAAGAGGAAAACAGAATAAAATGAAAGGTGGCGGATGCGCTATCAAAGGAACTAAATTTAAAGGAGTATTCTAGAAATTTGAGGGTATGGTAATATGGCTACATCTGGAACTACATCGTTTGATTTATCGATTGATGATATCGTAGAAGAGGCTTACGAAAGATGTGGTATTCAAACTAATGCTGGTTACGATTTAAGAAAAGCTAGAACTTCACTTAATATTTTATTTTCAGAATGGGGTAATAGAGGTATCCATCTTTGGAAAACTGAATTACAAACTCAAGCATTAACTGCAGGAACTGCAACGTACACGACGCCGTCGTCCACGAACGATGTGCTAGAGGCGTATATCTCTACAGCATCTGCTTCTGGAGCTTCTACCACGGATCAAACATTAGCTAAAATAGATAGATCTACTTATGCAGCGCTTCCTAACAAAGGATCGCAAGGTACACCTTCTCAGTATTATGTAGATCGTCAAAAAACGCCTACAATTACTTTATACTTAACTCCAGATGCAACTACTTACACTTATTTAAAATATTATATTTTAAAAAGAATACAGGACGCTGGTGCTTATACCAATAATGCTGATTTACCTTTTCGATTTATACCATGCATGATTTCTGGATTAGCATTTTATTTATCTATGAAATATGCTCCTGCAAGAACAGAAGCATTAAAATTATATTATGAAGACGAATTAAAAAGAGCTTTGGATGAAGATGGACAGAGAACTTCTGTGTTTATTTCTCCAGCAAACTACTACCCAACGAGGACATAATGGCATTTGCAAAAGGTAAACGATCATTAGCAATATCCGATAGATCGGGACAAGCTTTTCCTTACACAGAAATGGTGAAGGAATGGAATGGATCTATTGTACATATATCTGAATATGAACCAAAACATCCTCAATTAGAACCTAAAGTATATGGAGCGGATCCTCAAGGATTATTAGATGCTAGACCTCAATATTTTCCACCGAATCAAATCGGTGGTGGTAATATGGTGGTAACTGCTTATCCAGATCATGGACAAAGTG